TATCGTCTCTTAAGGTTGCTCCTGCCGTATTAACAAAATTATTATTAGTTCCATCCCAAGAATATTGCATTTGGTTTTGGTCAAAAACATGGTTATACTCATCCGTATAAGTATCATCACTATTTTTGAAAACGTCTTTTAATCTTGTTTCTCCAATTACACTAAATAATGTGGCCGTATTACTCATCAATACAACCTCATAATATTGAGCTTTTTTATAAACAGATTTTAATTCAATAACCCCCTCAAATTGTGGTGTTGATCCTATATATAATATGGCCGGAAACTTTGTTCTTGTGCTAAAAATCAGTGTTTCTAAATTCGGATTATACCAATCCTGAAAAAATAGATTATTGTCAGGAGTAAAAGGCAATTTAAATGTTTGGCTAAAATTAGCTTTTCTTGTCTCCGGCTCTTTAATATCACTAAATTGAAAATTCAATGAGATGTTTGGAGCTTCCTGTAAGTCTAAATTATAAGCCTTAGTATCGGTTGATGATGCTTCCGGCTTTCTATAAGCAATTAAACGTATTTTCATTATGAATTTGTGTTTATTGGATTTGCGTATTCAATCTCAAAAGTATATTGAATAAGGCGATCATTTGCCTTTGTTTTTTTAACAAAACTATTATTAGTTATCAATACGGCCTCCGTAAATTCAGTATCTTGATTTTCCACAATATGAACTTCTTTGCTCATAATTAATTTTTCCATCAAATAAGCTTCTTCCTCAACAAGCCAATCAGTTGTAATGGTTTCCTTTAATACTGCAGACGTGTTTAATGTTGCTTTGCCTCTTTGCGTGTTATTATATCTCCAAAAGCTTTTGTCATACGTTCCTAAGACAGATCCGTAATTTTTTCTTTCCACTTCTATTGTTTGAGTGGATTTTAATTTAAAATTAAAATAGTCATAACATCCTAAGCTATTTACCCAAGCTAACCTCCTGATTTTAAAGCCTTTGCAACTACCATCTTGTCTTACAAAATAATAAGGCTTAGACATAAAAGAAGCACTTGCAAAATTAGTTGCCCTCACTCTATAATATACCCAACCTGAATTATTAGAGGGCTTTGCGTTACCGTCTCCTGAAACTGTTTGTGCTTCTAAATTACCAGGACCACATCCATAATATAATAATCTCTCTTTGTCTTCATTTGTTGATACTGGGCTCATGCCTCCATTTGCAGAACCATTTAACACGTATGTTGTTGTAATTACTGAATTTGAGCTATCATAATATGTGATTTGCATATATTTAGCATCAGAAGAAAAGTTAGAGTTGTCATTTAAATAGCCTAATGTATGATAATCTCCGGTGTCTGTTTCGTCATTCCAATATACATAATTTACAGATCCATCAACGGCAAAGTCAATAGACGTTTTATAAGTCTTTGCATCACTTAAAAAACAATCTGTTGACGAACTCATTTGATATTTATCAAAGG